CGCCGATCTGGCCACGCAGGCGGTGCGCTATGTCTGCGACATCAACCGCATGGACACGATCACCGCCGAGGTGAGCCGCGAGTGCGCCATCAACGGGCTCGCTGGCGTCGAGATGTACCTCGAACAGGGCGACCATGGCGACCCGGACATCGGCTTTGCGCCGGTCGCCGCGGACTGCTTCTTCTACGACCCGCGCTCGTTCCGCCCCGATTTCAGCGATGCGCGCTACATGGGTGTTGCGAAGTGGACGGCGCTCGAATTGGCGAAGTCCATGTTCCCCGAGCATGCTGAAGAACTGGATTCGACGCTGTCGCAGGCCGGCGAGACGGCAGGGCTGCAACAGCAGGACCGCGAGCTTCGGTGGGTCGATAGCGCCGACAAGCGCGTGTTCATCGTCGAGCACTGGTACATGGTCGGCGAGGCCTGGCAGTACTGCATCTACACCGGCATCATCGAGTTGGCCCGTGGCCCGTCACCGTTCTATGACGAGAAGGGCAAGCAGCTCTGCCGCTACCTGATGTTCTCGGCCAACGTCGACCACGACGGCGACCGCTACGGCTTCATCCGCAATATGAAGTCGCCGCAGGACGAGATCAATGCCCGCCGTTCGAAGGCCCTGCACATCCTGAACACGCGCCGCATCAAGGCGACCAAGGGCGCGGTCGACGATGTCGAGAAGGCCCGCACCGAAGCCGCGCGCCCCGATGGGTTCCTCGAAATCAACCCAGGCGGTGAGCTTGAGTTCGATGACGTGGCCAAGAACATGGACCTCTCGGCACAGATCAAAATGCTGGAGATGGCAAAGACCGACATCGAGAACTTCGGCCCCAATCCGGCGCTGATCGGCCAGGGCCTCGAAGTCAAGTCCGGGCGTGCGATCTCGCTGTTGCAGCAGTCCGGCATGGCCGAACTCGGCCCGTTCATCATCGCCTACCGCGGCTGGAAGCTGCGCCTCTATCGGGCGATCTGGTCGAACGTGCAGCGCTATTGGACTGCCGAGCGCTGGATCCGCATCACGGACGATGACGGCATTGCCGAGTTCGTGCGCATCAACGAGCTTTCGATGAACGAATGGGGCCAGCCGACGCTCCAGAACCAGCTCGGTTCGCTCGATGTCGACATCATCCTCGATGAAGGCCCCGACACCATCACGGTCATGCAGGACACGCTCGACACGTTGATGCCGCTGGCTCAGAAGGGCGACGTTCCGGCCGACGTGCTGATCGAGCTGATGAACATCCCCGGCTCGGTCAAGTCCAAGCTGACGGAGATGATCGCACAGGCCCGCGCCGGCGACCCGCAGCGCAAGGTGCTGGAGGACAAGGCTGCGGTCGGCGAGATCGAGAACACCGCGGCGGATACGGCCAAGAAGAAGGCCGAAGCGCTGAAGACGTTTTCAGAAACGGCAACCAATTTCGCCGGAATGGCGATGGGCGGCGAATTAAGCGGCGAATTACGCCGCGGCCGGCGCAATTCCAGCCAGTTCGAACTTCCGCTTAGAGATCAGGGAGTTAGCTACTCCTATGGCGCGCAGACGCGCCAATAATTCGCCAATTCGCCGCGCCCAATTGTGGCGGCGTAATGGCGGCACAATGGCGGCGTAATGGCCGCAATTTTCCGGCACCAGAGATCGTCCGCGCCACGATACGGCGCCAGCCCCTGGCTTCTGTGACAGCCAGCATCGCCCCGCCCGGCGTCACAGGGCGTTCCCGTGATCAGCAACGATACTGCGAGACGAGACACCATGGCTGACATTTCCGACAGCGCCCTTTTCGACGCTGCAATGAACGACGCGCCTGCCGAACCGGCGGCTGTTGTCCAGGATGCCCCGGTCGCCGAAGCGGCGCCGGCCCCTGTACCGCAGCCCGAGCCGGTCACGCAGGCAGAGACGACGCCCGCGGCAGAGCCGACCGTCGTCAACGAGCAAGGCCACCGCGTTCCGCTCTCCGAATATCTCGGCGAGCGCGAGAAGCGGCAGGCGGCCGAGCGTCGTGCTCAGGAAATCGAACAGCAGCTGAACGAGCTTCGCCGCCAGCAACGCCCGCAGCCCATCCCGGACCTTCTCGAAAGCCCTGAGAACTACGCCGCCCATGTGCGCCAGCAGGTGTCACAGGAAGCGCGCGCCATGGTCCTCAACATGGCGTTCGAGACGACACGGGCGCAGGACCAAGCCGCCTTCGATGCCGCCTTCGCGGCGCTTGAGGGCAGGGTGCGGGCCGGCGACACGCGGACGCGCGATGAGATCGTGAACGCCCCTCATCCGGGCATCGCGCTCATGCGCTGGCACAAGCAGCAGGAGACGCTTCGCCAGATTGGCGACGGCGGCCTCGATGCCTTCCGGCAGCGCGCGCTCGACGAAGCTCTGAAAGACCCTGCGTTCCGCACCAAGGCCATGGAAGCCTGGCGCACCGAAGCGCAGCAGCAGCCCGCCAATGGTTCTCGTCCCTCTCCGTCGCTCCCGTCCGTGAACCGCCTCACAGGCTCTGCGCGCAGCGCCGATGCCGGGCCTCTCACCGACGCGGAACTCTTCGAGCACGCGACCGCCCGCCGCTGAACAAGCGGGGGCGGATAGGAGCCAGACATGGCCATCACTGCCCCGCAGGCCAACAACAAGTTGGTCCAGTATACCGGTGAGATCAACCGCGAATGGGTTCGTGAGAACCTGTTCTCGCCCTACATGGGCACCGGTCTCACCTCGATCATCCGCCTTCGCAACGAGCCCAAGAAGGGCGGCGAGCAGATGAGCATCCCGATCGTCACGCGCCTGACCGGCGCTGGCAAGGGAACCGGTACGCTCACCGGCGCCGAGGAAGCAATCGACAACTACGGCATGCGTGCCTGGGTCGATTGGGCTCGTAACGCCGTCGCGACCAACAAGGCCGAGGAACAGCGCGACAGCGCCGACATCTTCGGCGAGGCCAAGCCGCTCCTCAGCGACTGGCAGAAGGAGCGCACGCGCGATGACATCATCGCCGCCATGATGGCGCTCCCGTCCGAATCGGCGCCGGCCAACCTCGGCTCCGCCGATGGTCAGACCGTCAACGGCATCCTCTATGAAGACGCCACGACGGGCAATCGCAACACCTTCAACGCGGACAATTCCGACCGCGTGCTGTTCGGCAATGCGCTGGCCAACTACTCGGGCACCCATGCGACGGCGCTCGGCAACATCGACACGACGGACGACACCTTCACGTCGACTTCCGTGTCGCTGCTGAAGTATGTCGCCAAGCACGCGCGCCCACGCATCCGTCCGTTCAGGACGGAAGATGCCCGTGAGTATTTCGTCGCCTTCGCAGGCTCGAACAACTTCCGTCAGCTCAAGAACTCGCTGGCCACGGTCAACAAGGATGCCCGCCCCCGTGAAGGTGGCGGCATGAACCAGAACCCGATCTTCCAGGACGGCGACCAGATCTATGACGGCGTCATCATCCGGGAGGTTCCCGAGATCGATGAATTCGTCGACACGGTCTGGACCACGCTTCTGACCGCCGGCAACGGCACCTCGCGCGTCGCGCCGGTGTTCTTCTGCGGCCAGCAGGCCGTGGCGATGCCGATCGGCCAGATGATCAAGCCGACCTTCCGTGACGAGACCGACTACCAGTTCATCAAGGGTGCTGGCGTCGAGTCCTGCTACGGCGTGGCGAAGATATTCAAGAAGCACTCGACCACGAAGCTGGTGCAGTTCGGCATGGTGACGGGCTTCTTCTCCGCCGCCGGTCCCGGCTAACGGGAGGATCGATCCATGACCGGTCTCCCCTATCGCACCAGGCCTGAACTGGCCGAAGTGGGGGCGCTCGCCGCTCCCACTTCCGGCGTCGTCGATGCCACCCTCGTCATCGGCAAGGGCGGCAACTACCGGCTCGATTTCCGTCTCGTCAAGGCACGCATCGCCGTGACGGACGGCGCCGGCTCGGGTTCCTACGGCGCGTTGAAGCTGTTCGACTTCAACGAGGGGGCGATCAGCTTCCTCGGATGCCGGCAGGACTACACGGCGTTCGCCGAGGGCGCAGCGCTCACCGGCGCTGCCGGCGACGCGGCCTTCGTGCTCGGCGTCGGCACCGCGGCGGTTGCCGCGGCGGCTGACGGCACGCTCTCGGGTACGGCGCAGAACATCGGCACGCTGACCAGCACCATCACGCTTTCGGGCGGGACGGGCACGGGCACGCAGGTCGACGGCGCCAAGACGACGGCGCTAAACGGCACGGCGACGGCGGTCGATCTCTACCTGAACTGGTCGGGTTCGGCGGCCACCATCGATGCCAGCTCCTCCATCGACGTGACGGGCACCATCTCCGTCGCGTTCCAGTGGCTCGGCGACGACTGACAATAGGGCCGGGGCTTCGGCCCCGGCTTCCCCTTCAACGGAGAGACACATGGCGGTCAAGGTCACGTTCATCGGCGGCGAGGGCGAGAACGTCGCCACAACGGTTTGGGAGATCCCCGGCCAGCCGCATCGCATCGAATTCCCGATCCGCGTCCCGGTCCTGCTCGACCCGGAGACGGCCGGCGGCAGCCGCGACTTTGTCGAGCACGTCATCAAGAAAGCCCGCACGAACCGGTTCTTCAAGGTCACGGACGTGCGCGAGCACAAGGCCAAGGGTGCCCCAGATGGCGAACAAGTCGCGGACTGACCTGATCACGCGAGCGCTCGAAGTGCTCGGCGTGATCGCGGCAGGCCAGGCGCCGGCGGCTGAGGACGTGCAGGTGATCGAGACCAATCTCGACGCCCTGCTCGCCGAACTCGCCGCCGATGAGATCGCTACCATCGATCCCGACGACATCGACCCGTCCATGTTCAACAGCGCCGCGATCTTCGTCGCCGATCGCATGCGGGCCGACTTCGGCGCCCCGATGGATGCCGCCATGGTCGCGGATGCCAAGGCGACGCTGCGTCGCATCGGGCGTCGCCGCGCGACCTACATCCCCCAGGTCACGTCCTACATCTGATGCCCCCCATCCTGTTCCCCACGACGACAGCGCCGGGCCAGAATACGCAGGAGAGCGGCGGCCGGTTGGTCAACGCCTATGCCGAGACGCTCGGCGAGGGCGCGCCGGCGCAAAACGTGATCCGCCGCGCGCCTGGTCTCAGGGTCTTTGCCAACACGGGGCAGACCGGCTTCCGCGGCATGATCTACTCGGCGCCCAACGTCTATGCTGCCTTCGAGGAAGTGCTCTACAAGATCGATGGGGCCGGCACGGCGACAGGGGTTGCGACACTCACCGGCACCGAATGGGTCAGCTTCTTCCGCAACAACAAGACGCCGACGCCCGACAACTTCGCGGTAACCGAGAACGGCGTGTTCACCTTCACCGATTCGTCGGTGACGGAGCTGGTCGACAGCGACCTGCCGCAGCCGAACTCAGGCACCTTCATCGATGGCTACGGGTTCTTCTCGATCGCGGACGGGCGGTGCTTCTCGACCGGGCTCAACGCCACGACCGTGGCATCGACCGACTATATCCGCGCCGAGGCAAAGCCGGACGGTCTCACGCGCGCCATCGCCTATGACCGCGAGCTTTTCCTGTGTGGCCCGAACAATATCGAAGTCTGGTCCAACACCGGCAACGCGACGGGCTTCCCGTTCTCGCGCACCACGGTGATCTGGCGCGGTCTGATCGGGCCGCAGGCTATCGCCGGCTTCGAGGATGGGTTCGGCGCGGCGCTGATCTGGGTCTCCGATGACAAGCGCGTCCATCGCCTGAACGGCTACACGACGACGCCTGTCTCTCCGCCCGATCTGGACCGGCAACTGGCGGCCGTAGAGGACACGACAACCATCGTCGCTAGCGTCTATGTGGTCGGCGGGCATCCGTGCTGGTGTGTGCGCGCGCCGGGGCTGGCGTGGGTCTACGATCTCGCGCTCAACCGCTGGCATGAGCGCCGCTCCTACAACGAAACGGGCTGGCGCACGGCCGGAAACTGCATCTTCGCCTTCGGGAAATGGCTGATCGGCGAGGCAGGGACGGGCCGCATCCTCGAAATCACCGACGCGGTGTTCGATGAGGCCGGCGAACCGCTCGTTTGGGAAGTGGAATCGATCGCGATGGGCGCTTTCCCGGCCCGGCTGCGCATTCCGAGGGCTGATTTCAACTTCGTCCAGGGCGTCGGCGTCGAAAGCGGTGACGGATACGAGGAAATCGACCCGAAAGTCGAAATTTCATGGACCGATGACCGCGGCGCCTCCTACAGCGTGCCATTGACGCGCGATTTGGGCCGGCAACAGGTCGTTGACGGGCGAAT